GTTCGGTGCTGACGACATCGCCAAACCTCCTCCTAATAAAAGAAGTTCGACGCGGGCGTGATGATCTGCCCTGAGTATCCGACTCTTCGGACGCGTGGGGCGCCGACACGAACTCCAAAAGTGAAGTCCTCGGCTGCTCCCTCAAAGACACGAGTCTGCTCACTGAGTCCAGCGAGATTCACGACATCTAAGTATTGGCGTTCCACAATGGGAGCGCGCAAAGCGTCCTGTGATGGATTGTCCGTTATGATGTTAAACGGCATTCTTGAATTTTGCGGCACTTCGATCTCGAGTGCTCTATTTGTGGCCGCACCTTGAATGATGTTAGCTGTGCGGCCTGCCAATCCTCCGAAGCCCATTGAAAAGGGATTGGATGCTTGGTTGTAGGTGAATGGGTTGGTTGCATTATGCAACCGAGGTTCACCGGGTGGGATGTTGGTCATGATGTTAGGATCAATACCCACCCATGTGAACCCCGAAAGCGAAGTCACCATGTATCTTCTACCGCCCCGAAAGGCTGCGTAGAGATGGGAGATGTAAGAAATCAACGTTTGCGCTGTTGTCACATCATTCTTCTTGTTAAAGAGAATTTGTGCATTGGTTGCAGAATGCGGATAAGTCACAAAGTGACATGGATCTATATATACATTCCGATCTGCCCCAGATGGTATTGCTGAACAGAGCATCGTCAATCGCTTAATCATTTGTCGTAAACTCATGATCTTTTCTCCCCCTGCTACAGGTGCTGATTCTTGTTGGTGGTCCATAGGCATCAATTGCTCGAAAGCTCCATGGTCAAACCCTTCAGTCATCGCGTCTGGCCCAGTAGGGCTTCCGTTGTAATAGTTCTCTCCACCCTGTGCCACTAAGGCATCGGGATTAACTGGCCACCCAGTGATGGGTACTGTCAGTTGATTTTGAGTCCCAAAAGGGGAGAGCGCTGCGTATGATGAAGTGTTCGGCACATAGAACGCCAAGTCATCTCCTCCTGCCACCCAAAGATTCAGTTCAACAGATGTTGCTGCTGATTCTGCGTTGACCAATTCACTCAACACTACTACCGTAATCGCTCCATTACTAAAC